TTCATTCTCCATCAATAACCAACCCTTTTATTAATTGGCTTCCATTCATAGTTTACATCATGCTTTCTAAATAGTTCGGATTGTGTAATTGCTTTATCCCAAGCAGTAACCGCGTAACGAAAAGCATCCATCAAATCATCATCTCGTTTTAAAATATCTCCGTTTTCTTTAAAGCGATACAAACGCATTTCCTTTAAAGTTTCTACACAAGATTCAAAAATATAAAGTTGTTCTGAAGCAATCTTCGCTCTTATAAAAGAAATTCCATAATTAACCCTGTTATCTGCAATTAAAAGTCGATTATCGCCCATAATATCCTCAAAAATTTTATACGGAGAGTCTCCAGACGAGATTGCTCTTTGCCTAGAATTAGGGTCAATAGCAAATTGGCAAGGCCATTCTTTTAGTTTATAGGCATGGTAAACAGAGGTTTCTCCTGCTATTTTATACTCTTGATGCACATAGCCCACGCCTGATTCATCATCAATAGACAACTTAACAGCAGAGGTAGGATGAGATATGCCCACATCAAGTCCACCAATGGTCCTCCATTTGGGATTAATTGAAAAGTCTGGAACTGTATAATCATTTTCATCAAATTGATACACCTTGCCTGTTCCAATAGTGGGTCTACCAAATTTGCGAGCTTCAATTTCGTGGGGACCCAATCCAGCAATCTGTAAAGCCTTGTCTTCTTCGCTTAAGTGCGTTACGTCATCCCAGGTTAAGAAGTGTTTCCCGTACATTGTATTTATGTTTGTGATAATTTCATCACAAAGTGGCGTTACACCCTTCAGCGGAGTAAAGGTTAAAAACACATAACCGCTTGCTGCAATAATGCGCATTTTGGCTTCTTTATAAATATCTTCGGGCGGCTCTTCGTCACACCAAACGATATCCACGGTAGAACCTTGAAACTTTTCTCGTCCTTGGTCGTAAGAAAAAAACTGAATGACGCTATTTCCGCCTGATTTATGCTTAATTCTGCAAATATCAATGGCACCAGGGATACCCGCCTTGCGAACAGGGTCTCCAATCATAGTGTGCTTAGGAATTAAGCCCGTACCCCATTCTCCAAGCTGCCCAAACAGTTTCTCTTGTAGGGTATCTCGAACGCGAGTAGAAGATTCGCCAGCCACCCATACCGTTACGGGTCTGTCGTACCTAATCCCCTTATACCAAGATGGATACTCACCTGTAAGGTGGTAAGCGCAGTAAGCCGAGCCTACCGTAGTCTTACCCGACTGATTTCCTCCAAATAAAGCCACAATTTTGTGTTGGTCATTCATAAACTCTAACTGCTTAGGGTAGGGCCTAAAAGATTTTAACTTATCTTCGTTCTGTCTTCTCTTAAGTTCTAGTTCTAATTGCTGAAGTTCATTGATATTGCTCAAAATTTCTCCGTGTTATACTGTATAAGGTTTGGATGGCACTCTAAACTACTCATAAAAGAGGTTAAAATGTCAGTAAAACTTTTTACATCGGATATGTCGGGTTCTCGTACTGAAGAGTACACACAAGAATCTGCCAAAGTCGAGCAAGGTAAAGGTAAAAAAGGTTTTGCATACCCAACCGAAGGGTACAAAGCCGAAGTGAAGTAAGAGATGGGGGTCATTCGACCCCCTCTTCTTCGTCTTCCTTGGGTTTTTCCTCTAAAAAAGCTGCATCTATTTCGTTTTGAGGCGGATTCCAGCCATTTTGTCTTAGTTCGTCTTTGACTTTCTGCATAATATCGTCTCTTCTTCGCTTTAATTCATCATCAGATATAGATTTAATGTCTTCTTCTTGCCTAAAAACCTGTTTATCTTGAAATTTTTGGCTCATTTGGGCAGCTCTTCTGGTTAAAGCATCGTATTTTAATTTTGCCGCTGGAACTTCTTCCTTATCGGTTAAATTAAGTACGTCTGTTAGTGCTTTATCTGCCATTATATGCGCGGCAGACTCTTCTGCCATCCTATAGTCCTTTTCAAACTCAGGATGGTTCTTAAACCATTTATAGATGGTTCCGACGCTTGGAGCTCCAGGTTGCTCACAAAACATCTTAAGCGTATTCCCGTCCGTAATCCAATCAAGGGCTTTAAACATAATATCTTGACGCTTATGAGAAATACCATTGATTTCCCAAGAATCTGCCTGAGCATCTCGTCTAAGTCTTGTAAGTGTTGCTTTATGTTTGTTTAATTCCATTTTGGCTTTTGACTTATCCTTTCCAAATCTTAATGCAAATTGGTATTTCCTGAGTTTAGATAACTGCTCAGGAGTTAACTTGTGTGTGTATACTCGGTCTGCTCTCCAAGTCTTCATTAGAGTCTCCTAATGTTTTAAATTGACCGTTAAAAGAAGTTAGTGTCTCAAGTAATTGAGCCACGGCTACTTCGGTTCCCCCTATTTGGCTTAGAGTTTGAATGCTGGTGGTAATGTCCTTAACAACTGCGGCATACGTTCTAACGGATTCTATTTGTTTCAATTGCAGCAAAGAATCAGCTACGGCTTTCTCTCTTCGTTCTGTTTCTCCTAAAACTTTATCAATATGACCCGTTAAAACGCTAAATTGTTCGGTTGTCATGGCCACTCCAAAACCCGCTTTCGGTGAATCGGGTTCTTGCCATACTTCAGTTGATTGTGGTTGACTCATTCTGACTCCTATAATTTTCATCAATGTGTAATAAAAGCGTTTTATTGCAAATAATTAAGTGCGCTACAACCGTGCATAGTTCTTTATAATCTTGAGGTTCATAACCTACGGAAAAGGTATTAAATTTTTCAGAGGCGTAATTATTGTATTCTATGATTCCATCAATGGCTGTTTGGTCTAGCTCTGCCCAATTATTCATCGTCATCTGATTCATCTTCTTGTTCTTCTTGCTCTAATAATTCAGTGTTTCTATAGATGTAAGCATCCATAAGTTTAGAAAATAGATTGCTTATTCCGTACAGTTCAATGCTATTGATGGTGTCTGCGTTTCCAAAAAACACAAGTTTAGTTCCATCTTCATTTTTTTCTTTCTGACATGCAATCACAAATACACTTGAGTAAGATTCAATGTTTCCACAGATTTGTGCAAGTCTATTAACAATTTCGTCTCTATCGGTGTTGGACATTAATTTCTCCTTCTTCTAGGTCGTTTGGTGAAATTTTTATAGTACATAACCATGGGAACCAAGGTGGTTTCTATGGTTGATACGGTATCAAAGGGAATCATCCTTAAGCCTTCCCATTCAAAAGACTCAATCACTTCGCTATTAATCTTTTGGTTAATGGCCTGTCGGCTAATGTCAGCAATTCGTGACATCTCCGACTGGGTAATCAGCCCAATATGGCCATGAATATAGTCTCTCTCAGTAATCAACTTAATCAGGTCTGCGCTGATTTTAAATTTTCCATCGCCCTTTTTGTCGCAGCACTGCAGGGTTTGTCTCAAGGGAAGGCTGGCATCTGAAGATTTAATTTTCATAAACAACTCGGACTCAATCATCAATTTGGCTTCTTCGGGCCAAGGCGCAATTACCTGACAAAATTCGTTTCCTCGATAATCAAGAATAATTATTTTATGTTGAGAGCCAGCGGCTTCATGTTTGTAAATAACGCTTCCGTCAAAGTATCTGCTCATAGCTCAATGTATCCCGTATTAATTTTTCCCCCACAATTGATATCATACTTTATGGCTGCTGATATGCAAAGTTTTATTTGCTCTTTAATGTTCTTAGCTCGAATAGCAAAATGACACCCTAGGGCAAATTGCTCACCGCTTCCACTGGCCACCATCACCAAGGGGGGAATATGATTACAAGCAAAATCACCACTAATCCTGTAGATTTCATTATCAAAGATAACTACCAAATCAATATCGTAATCCGTGGGGTCCCCATCATCTCCCTTGGATTCTCGCCATCCGTCCGTGATAACACAACGCTTAAGTAAGTCTGCTATTTCAAAAGAAGAAACAGAAGTCTCCAAATTTTTTGTGATTGACACAATGAGGTTGTCTAGTCTTGAAGAACCCGCATTGCCAATAAGAATGGGCCTTTTCTTGCCTTTTAGCTTATGCCACTTGTTGCACACATCATAGGCCGTGTTCGCATAAGACACCCTCGAATCAGACCCGTAGCATATTCCCTTGTCATCTTTTATCGCTGCAATAATTGTCATAAAAGAATTATCTCTTATTTTGTTTCTTTATGTTATCTTTATTTTGGGGCAGGAACTTTCTGACTCCCACCTAGTACCGAATAGGCTCGTTCTGAAAAGATTACTAGGGATGCCGAGATTGGGTCTTATCCAACGCAAGTTGCCAGTCTTGGGGTCTTCGCTCTGCAGGGTCGAGAG